CCGATGTGCGTCTAACAGTATCTAAAAGTTCTTCAAGTCCTTCTGGGAGTTCATCTTCTTCATCTTCAGAGACTTCTTTTATTAGTTCTTCAAGTCCTTCTGAGAGTTCATCTTCTTCATCTTGTTCAATACTAAAACTCTGAAATACTGGTGGAACTAAAACATTTGGGTAATCGTCCCATGCACCATCTTTTGTTGTAAGATCTTTTAATTTTTCTAATATCTTTTTTCTATGATCTTTAATCTCATCAAAAGAAACTCCAAGACTATAGATCCACTTTATTACATTTTTTTGATTTTTACTTCTTGGATTTGGACTTTTTCCAGCATAGTAAACTGCCTTATCAAAATCAGACTCAAATTCGGGCTCCCAAACGCCATCAGTACCTTGAATGTATGTAATATTTGAAGGTATCTTTAGATTATTTGGGAGATCGGTTACCATGAAAGTTTACCCGCTATTTTGTTGTTGCTTTAGTTTTTCTTCTTCAAGGTGTTGCTGAAGTAAAACCACATAGATATCTCTTTCCCAAGGCATCAAATTTTCTACTTCCCATAATGAATATTTATGATACTGAACTAAGGCAAAGTTAATCTTATAATAATTCTCAAGGTCCATATGGGACATCGCTATGCGAAAAAACTTGATAACCCTTCTAATACTACAGTACTTTCTACTTTTGTTTTTGGATTTCTAACCTTAAGTTCATGAGATAGTTTAGGCATTGTGGTAAAGAATCTTTCCACTTCTTTAAACTGAACACTATTCATTTGACCTAAGAAGTCGATCAGTTCTTTCTTTGTAACATCAGAAGAAGACCAAACTTCTTCTTCATTATAAATCTTATCAATACAAGAAGCAATCAATTCAAAAGACTTATCAATATCTATTTCGGAATTGACATCAAAATTATTTTTAATAAACTCGTCCAATGAAGGATATTTCATTTCCATAATCAAACTATCGTCAAGTTTAATCTTATTGGTATGTCCCTTTTCTTTGGTGACTTTAATATCATCAATTACAATCTTTACAGGAATACTAGTTTGACCATCATCAGGAGCAATAATACTAACCTCAATTTCCTCTCCAACAGACTTACCACGAATGTTTAAAAACAAATACTCAATGTCAAAAGTTGGAAGAGACTCTACCTTAACACCTCTTGTCTGAATACAGCTTTTTAGAACTGCTTTAATTGCATTAGAGATTTCTTTATTGCTTTCTGATTCTAATGCAAGGACAAGAAGTTTTTCTTCTTTAACTAGAAATGGTCTATACTTAATTGTTTTTCCAGTCGATGGCAACTCAAGTTCATATGATGGAGTCGCAATTGTGGGTAAAGGCATAATGTCCTATAAGTGGTTCAGTAATGATATTTATTATGTTGCTACGGTAGGTCCAGGTGCTCCAGATGGTGGTCTTCCTAACTGATCTCTAATTCCAAATTGATCCAAAGCAGGATTTCCAAGATTTAAGAAATCATTAGGACCCCTAAATCTCTGATCTCTATTTACAGAGAATTGAGCATCAAAGAATTCTGGACTGTAATCAAAGTTAAATTTGTTAAACTCAACAACACCTGGTGCTTTTGGATCTTCTAATGTAGATGGTGGGGTAATCTTGTTTCTTTCTCTTACATATCTAATATAAGAAAATGAAACATTATATTGCAACAACTCACTTGCCTGATAATTAACTGGAACTGATGTAACTGATGTAGGAAAAGCACCTACAAAAGTATAATTTAATGTATTGCCAATATCCTTTTCATACTTTACAACATACATATCACTCTTATACTTTTCTGGATAGTTCATCCTATAATGAGTATAAGCACTCTTATATGCTTCTCTTCCAAAGGTGCTTCCAAGACCACTAATATAATCTATCCATCCATCAAAAAATTCTATAACATTATAATTTCTATCAACATAAAATGTTAAATCGATAGTGTCATCATAGATTCTACGATAAGCCATCTTCTCTGTTACACCATGATAATCAGATGTAACATCATGAGTTGCTAAACTTGTTCCAGGTAAAGTTGTTTCCGAACATAATAACTCAATGTTGGAAATATTTTCTGGTGTAACTCCTCTTCCACTTGCCGCAATGAAAGAAGACACAGCAGGAGGAACTGCAAACTTCACATGATATATTGAAGTTTGTGCTATGTTAAGTATTCTTGTTTTGAGATCACTTACAGAATAATATGTAGGGTTTCCTGGTGCTCCCATTTATAAATAATTTGACCTTATATATTATGTAGCCCAGATATGGCAGAAAGTTTAAAGTCAAAGTATAAACCTTCCAATCCTCAAAAATACAAAGGCGATTACAATAATATAATTTGTAGAAGCACTTGGGAAAGAAAATTTTGCAGGTGGTGCGATTTAAATGAAAGCATAATATCTTGGGGGTCAGAAGAATTTTTCATCCCTTACGTATCTCCTGTTGACAATAGAGTTCATAGATACTTTCCAGACTTTATAATTAAACTTAAAGAACAATCTGGCAAAGTAAAAACATATGTGATAGAAGTAAAACCAAAAAAACAAACTGTTCCTCCGGTAAAAAAGACTAGAGTAACAAAGTCTTTTATTCATGAAACCAAAACTTATGCTGTAAATCAAGCGAAGTGGAAAGCTGCAAAGGAATGGTGTGATGATAGACTTCTTGAGTTTAAAATTATTACAGAAGATGAATTATTTTAATAAAACCATTATACTAGAGAAAATTATAAGGGTTATCAAGATATTTTATCTTAAAGGGGTAATTGGTCATCAAAAGGTAATCCATATCACAACTACACTTGGGAGGAATTCGCTAATAAATAATTAAAAAATGTCTAATGGCAATAATAAGGCGCCCACTATTAACTGACTCTTATACATTTGATCCAATAACAAATAATAAAAAGAACGTAAAAGTTCCCGCTAATGTTGAAGTAGATGACACAAGTCCATCAACTCCACCATCAGTTCTTGATGAGAATGGAGAAAAGTTTGGTCAGTGGTTACCACAGAATAATGCGTGGGGGGCAAACAGCGAATATTCAAAAAGTAATATTCCTAATGACCCCAATGGACAACCAGTAGATTCATATCTTTTTCAAAATACTGAGAAGTTAAAATTAGCAACTAGCAATATAATAAATTCACTTTCACCTCAAACTGCAAGAGAATTTTCCAAACAATCTTATTCTCCTGGTGTTATTGCTAGTGATGCCTTTGCCACAGATCCTGCTGCTGGAGGAGGTCCTGGTGATGTTGGAACCCAATCAGAAACTCTGGACACAAATAATTCTGATACCAAATCAAAATTATCTAGCAGTCGTGGTGAAATTTTTAGATATCCAATCAAAAATAATGATGAAGAATTTGATTTTTTAAAGATCACAGAGTTTCAATATCAACCTCCTGGATTATCTGATATTAGAAATAGTGGTTCTTTTGGTTCAGAATCAACTGAAACAAGAATAAAAGAATATGGTGGAACAGTTTGTTTGCCAATGCATCCTGGAATATCAGATTCTAATTCTGTTGGTTGGGGAGATGATCGTTTAAATCCAATTCAAGGAGCACTTGCAAATCTTGCTGCAGGAGCTATTGGAGACTTATCACAACTTAAACTAAAAGAGTCTGTAGGTAATTTTGCAGAGGATGCAATTGATATTGCATCGACACTAGGAAAGGATTCAAGTTTAGGAACTTATATTAAAACCTACTTTGCTGGTCAGGCAGTTGGTGCAAATATTACAGGTAGAGCAGGTGGATTAGTTGTAAATCCAAATCTTGAATTGCTTTTCACTGGACCCAATCTAAGGACATTTAGTTATAGTTACAAACTAACTCCAAGAGATTCCAAAGAATCAGAAGAAATCAAAAAGATTATTCTATTCTTTAAGAAAGCGATGGCAATTCAAAAAAGTAGCACCTCATTATTCTTAAAAACTCCAAGTGTATTTAAGTTAGAATACATTTATGGAAAAAATGGTGGACAACATCCATTTTTAAATAAGATAAAGACTTGCGCACTGACAAGTTTTAACGTTGATTATACTCCTGATGGAACCTATATGACATATAACGATGATGGTTCTATGACATCATATAATATCTCTATGAATTTTAGTGAACTTGAACCAATTTATAGAGAAGATTATGACGACAATTTAGCGGACATGGGATTCTAAAATGGCAACTCCTTATTTCAGACAAGTACCAAACTTTGATTATGTAACTAGGGGAACTGATAGTAAAAGAATATCTGAATATACGCAGGTAAAAAATCTTTTTAGAAGAGGTGCATTAAGACCTGATATTGCAGACAACCTTTTATTCTTTACCAAGTATAGCATAATTGGAGATGAAAGACCCGATAATGTTGC